TCGCTCGCGAAGTTCCACTCCATCACCTCGAAGACCTTCTGGGTCCAGCCCATCTTCGAGTTGGTAATCATCACCGTATCGCCGGCCCGCACTTGCATCGCCTCGAGGCGGAAGCGCGCGGTCATCGTGATCTCCTCGCGAGCGCGGCGCAGTTCGATCACGGCCAGCCGCTGGGCGCAGGCGGGCGAGGTCGTGAACGGCAGCGCCACGTCGCGCCAGTAACGGATGCCGGCGTCCTTGGTCACGTAGGTCGTCGACGTGATCTGCGGGAAGTCGGACGGTTGCCAGTCGTTCTCAGGCGAGACGTAGACGCCCTTGACTCCGTTTACGCGGTCGCGCGCCGAGGTCTTGGTCTGCACCGTCATCTGGCCGGCGAAGTGCTTCTCGCTTAGCGTGACGGTCGGGATCCGATAGCCTGCCGCGTAGATGACGACCTTTCCGCCCGAGTAGGCGATCAGGCCGCCCATCGCGGTAATAAGCTTGCCGATGTTCTCGTCGGGCGAGGCGCTGGTGTAAAGGACGCCGTTCGCCTCGTATCGGTTCTCGTAGGTGGCCGGCGAGGTGACCGGCTTGATCTCGACTTGCTCGTCGCAGATGTTCGCCGCGGCGCTCACGGCCGTGTCGTCGACCTCGGCCGAGTCCATCGCCATCCCGAGCGAACTAGTCAGGTAGTCGCGCAGGCAGAGCGCAGGGTTGGCCGAGTAAGCCGTCGTCGTTGTCCGCGGATCGTAGACCTGCTTGCCCTTGACCACCGCGGCGATGTTCGGGATGCCGCCGGTCCAGACCTCTTGGTTCCAGACGAGGCGCACGTAGATGTAAGCGATGCCGCGCAGGCGGTGGTTGCTCGTCCACTTGCCGTCGGTCAGGCCGGAAGTCGCCGTCTCAAGGTTCGTTTCAACCGTCTGCGTATCGCTGCCAAGCTTCTTGTAAATCTCAGCGTAGCCCGTGAAGCGGCCCTGGGCGGCGCTGCCCGCGCCCGTCAGCGCGAGCTCGTCGTTGAAGTAGACGTCGCCGATCTCCTCGACCTCGTGACCGGCCATCGCGACGACTAGGTGCAGATACTCGTTCTTTGTTCCCGTCGTCGAGATGTAGACGATGACGCCGGAGGTCTTGGTCTGGCCGTAAACGATCTGCCGAGCCGCGATCGGCGAGCGAATCATCTGCGAGCGGTCGGTGAGCGATGGGTCGGAGTAGCTCGGAGCCTTCGGCGCAAGCAGCTTCGACGCCGCCATCGAGGCAGCAGTCGTCGCGATGAACTTGAGCACGAACATCACCGCGTTGGCCGCGGCGACACTAAGCCCAACATCCATCAAAGCGATCCAGACGACGACGGCGACTTGCGGCATAGTTAGAGGCGCCAGCAGGCGGCGCCGTTGAGGTCGAGGAACTCCAGCCCATCGCGGCCCACGAAGGCGGCAGCGTTACCCACGCAGACGCCCAGCCCGATGCCATTGCCCACGTCGCGGGCGATCACGTCGCCGCGGCGAGCAAGGCCGATCTGCGCTGGCTCAAGCCCAAGCTCGCGCGCGAGTTCCAGAATCCCGCCGGCCTTGTCGATGATGCGCTGCGCGCCGATGCCGCTCGAATAGGTGCCGCGGTAATGCGCCGCGGGATCTCGGCCGGTTGCCCGCGCGACCCAGTCCGCCGCGAAGAGGCAGCAATCATTCGCGCCCCACGCGAACGGCTGGCTGCGCCGCTCCTCGATGAAGCGCACAAGCTCCGCGGGAATGTCGGCGGCTTTCATTCGTATTCCGTCGGCCCGGTCTTGTCGCCTCCGTTCCAGTTCGTTTGCTGCGTCTGGTTCGGGTTGCCCCAGTAAATTGCCTTCTCCTGGATCGCGGTAACGAACTCCAGCCCGAGATCGCCGGGGAAAAGCGCCGTCTGCTCTTCGTGCGTGTATCGCACCTCCCGTGGGCGCTTGAAATCAACGAGCCGGTTCTCGGCCGTCATCGTGATGTCCGCGGACTGGCCGTCGTCCGAGATCTGCATCACGTCCATCCGCCCCTGGAAGACGGTCACCGGCGACGAGATCAGCGTGCCGGCGGTCGGCGATAGCGCGCCGAAGAGCACCGTGCAATCGCGGCCTTGGTAATCCTCGGTCAGCGCGAGTGCGATGTTCGCGGTCGGCACGCCCGAGAGCCGCATCGAGATGCCGCGGGCCGCGAGGTCGGTCGTCTCCTCAATCGGCGAGATGCTTCCGAAGGTGCCGATACCGAGATAAGGCACGCCGGCGTAAGTCAGCGTCCCGTAGCCGGTCCAGAGGCGCGTGTAAGCGGAAGGGAAACTAAGCGAGACGAGGATGACCGGCGCCAGCTGCACCGTCGTCACCTCCGTCACCATATCGGCCGAGAGCGTGCGGCCTGCGGTTGTGATGCTCATTGCGCGACGTCCTCCGCGATCGAGAAGGTGATGCCGTAGATGCTCGCGAGCTCAATCGACCACTCGGTGCGCGACTCGGCCAGCCGGAAAACGCCCTTTGCGTTGGAGTAGGTGATCGACGTGCCGCCTGTGTAGCTGGAGCGCAGAACCGGGAAGAGGTCGACGCTGCTGGAGGAGTTGACCTGGACGACCTTGTAGAGCGACGTGCCGATCTGAAGCCAGTCTCCGACCGCGAAGGTGCCGGTCGCGCCCGAGATGCCGAGAGTCGAGGTGTTGGCGGTCGCGCTGCTGACGGTCAGCGTACCGGTCACGTTGCCCCGCGGCGAGGTGTTCGCGTAGTCCTGGAAATAGAACGTGCCGCGCTGCGCTGCCAGCAGGAACCCGATCACCTCCTCGGCCGCGGCGCGCGTCATCGGCGGGCACTCGACCGAGCCCATCCACGCCTGCCCCGGCCAATTGTATTGCTGCGTTTGAAACGTGAACGGCGAGACGTTGCGCGAGGTCGCGCTCATCCCAGACAGCGTCAGCTTCGAGATGCGGAACGGCGACGGCGGCGTGAGTGGGTAGGAGATTGCCATAGCTTAGGCGAACGCTGCGCGATAAGCGCCACCGCGGCGCACCATATCGGGGATCTCAGCCTTGAGCCGCTTCCGCTCCGTCTCAAGGATCGGCACGAGCTCGGCGCGGGTGACGCCGGCGGCGATGTGGTAGTTGACCGTGACGCCGCCGATTCCGCCAGATCCGCCGCCGGAGCGCATTGCGGAGTTGGAGATAATGTTTCCTGAGCCGGACGGGATAAAAAGCTCTGGCCCCTTTTCGCCGACGATGTAAGGCCGCCCGTTAATCACGGGACCGCCAGCGGCGCGACCTGGAGGAGAGATTAGAGTTCCGGGATTTACAGCCGTGAGCGGGTTGGGAATTAAAACTGACGTAACGAATCCGGCGAGCTGGCGCGTGATTGTCTGATAGAAAATTAACTTTATGACGTCCTGGATAAGCGCCTTGAGCACTTCTCGAAACTTGCCACCCTCAAAAATCGCAGTCTGGAAAGATTCCCCGACAGCGGTGCCGATGCTGCGCTCAAGCTGGTAGCGTTCCTGCAAAAGCGGAATCAAATCGCGATCAACCTTGTTCCGCTGCTCTCGCAGTTCGTTCTCGGCTGCGATGTCCGATGCGAGGCCGGTCTTAGGCACCTTGAGCAGACTGAGTGAAAGCGCGTTGCGCGTCTCTAGGAGCGCGTTGATCTCCGCGTTCTTGTCCTTCTCTCGTCCGATCGCGGCGTCCATCTGCTCCCGCAACTGAAGTTGTTCCGCGTACAGCGCACGGTCCTTCTCAATGATGTTGCTCTCCTGCTGCAAGATTGCACCGCGGGACTTTTCTGCCGCCAGCGCTGCCTTCGCCTTCTCGACTGGGTCGGTCGTCATCCGACCGCGCATCTCGTACTTTTGGAGTTGGTTTTCTAGAGCGCGAAGGATGTCCTGCTCCGTCCCGTTGATAAGCTCGTTGTTAACGATCTGATCTGCGAGTTGATCGTTGATCTCTGCAATAACCACACGCGACCGCTCGAATCGAATTGCCGCGGCTTCCGCTGCCACGCTGAAGTTCTGAGTTCCGGTGACGGCTGAAGCGACGCGGCTCACGACCTCGGCGGTCGTCGAGCTTATCGCCTTAAACCCTCGGTCGATTGCTCCAGTCGTAACCGTCAGGCGGTCGGCCTCCTCGGTCGTCAGTCCGAGCGCAGCGGCATTGTCCTCTGTCTGGCGCAGGACCGCGTTGAGTCGTTGCGCGCTGGCCGCAAATCCGCCGAGAGTCAGAGCAGCTTGGAAGTTTCGGGAAACGGTCTTCACCGTGCCCTGCATCCGCTGAAGCGAGTTCTGCACGCTGGCGAACGCAGCCCGCGTCGCGTCGACGGCCCGTAGGGTAAAGGTTGCGCTAGCCATTGCGGTGTTGGGTTCGCTGCTGGTGGTTTAAGTAGGCGATCCAGCCGTTCATTTCGTGGGCTGGCATCTGGAGGACTTCGTGAGCGAACTTGCCGAGACGATCCGCGAGCGCGTAGACGGCGAGGAGGTCGGCACCAGCCTCGCCGCCGGCTAGTTTTTTAGCTCTTCAGCCTTCGGAGCATCGTCGGCAAGGATCGCGTTGGCGATGCGGCCTACCACGTTGGAGTCCGCCTTGTTGAGCAGCGTCGGCTTGTGTTCGAGCGTAAACAGCTTCTGGCCGTTGGCGTCGCTGGCCTTCAGAATTAGAAGGTCAACTAGCAACTCCATATCGTTGTCCTTGCCCTTACGGTAAAGCCGGTTCTTCTCGGCCAGCGTGACGGGAGTGGCGTAGATCGTCAGCTTCCACTCGGGAACCTCGATCTTTTTGGTCCCGAGGGAAGCGAAGTGTTCGCGAACTAGGTCAATAGCATCCATCCTTCACCTCAAACCGTCAAAGTGGACAAGGCGCCATTGCCCTCGATGCTGATCGAGCCCTCGACCATTCCGTCGAACGCGGCGCTGATGTCGAACTTCGTCACGATGCCGCTTCCGGTGTAGTAGGTGGACGTCGACGCGATGCCCTCGGGATAGAGGTTGACGGTCACGGTGGAGCCGATGGTCAGCGCGATCTGGCCGGCATCGGTCTCGTCCCAGTAGAGGTCGCCGTTGACGCTCCAGGTCTTCAGCGTGGCCTTCCGCGTGCGGTAGGTGTCGCCGATGACCGAGTCCTCGACGACGTCGGAGGAGTGAGCCAAGGAGTAGTTGCGGAGCTCGCCGATGGTGGTCGACGAGATTTTGACGGTGCCTTCGCGGCCTAAGTGGTTCGCCATTTTAGTCGGTGGTTAAATAGATGCAGGAGAAGGTGTGACGAGCGACGCCCCAGCGACGCTCTTCGTCAGGCTCGATCACATAATCGACGGACGTCAGAAGTAGGTCATCGCAGACGCCGCCCAGGGTCACGTCAGCGAGCACCGCGGCCTCGACCGCAGCCGAGCCCGTGTCGAATAGGTCGTCGATGATCGTCGTCGAGCCGGCCGCCTCCGCGGTGAAATACTCAACCATCACTTGCAGCGTCCGGTACTGGGTCCGATTTGACGGCGCCAGCGTGCGGACCTCGACTTGCTCGTTGACCGCATAGACGGCGGCAGACGGGAAGCTCGTCGAGACAAGCGTGTTGTTCCGGCCCTTTAGGAGATTCGCCGTGGGCACGACGCCGGCCTGCGTCAGCTTTAGCCCGATGGCGTTGCGGATGTTGGTGCGGGTGCTCATCGTGGCATATTCTCCTGCACGACGCCGGCCCCGCTGATGCGCGCGAATCCAAGGTTTACGGCGCGGTTGGCGAGGATGGCGTCGACTTTCTTCAAGGTGATCTTCGCGCGAAACTGCAACGCCGCGTCGATGTAGCGCTCAGGGTTGGGCACCTTGATGTTGGTCGCGGTGCCAGTCAGGAACGGCTTATCTCCGGTGAAGTTGTGCGACTCGACGCCGGCCCGCGCCGCGTGACGACGCACCCAGGCTGGCACGCGCTGGCCGGTGGCGAGGGTCGCTGCTGCAAATCCAGCCTTGGCCCAGCCTACCTTCTCCTGCACCGACTTTAGATAGGAATCGGCCGACGAATTGCTGATCCACATCTGATCCTGCACCTTCCAACGGCCAATCGTGCTTTGCGATACGAAAGGCACGCGCCCGTATTTGTTGCGGTAGCGCAGATGGAACTTCCGCATCTCGTCGTTGGATGCGTTTTCGCGCCAGAACTTAAAGTAAATGCGAATCTTCTTTGATCGTTCCCATCCTAGGTTGACGCTTGCCGTTTCGCTGCGTGCTCGCTTTGGCGGCGTGATCGTTGAATTGCCGATGCGCTGGAAAAGACCGATCGACGCATAGCGCGCCTTGCTCTTACGGCGACCTCCGAACAAGTCGGATTTGATAGAGTTCTCGCCTTGTTCCTTCGCTGCTTTGCTTAGTCCTGCGAACTTAGGTTTAGCGCTGTCTCTACCTTCGGTGGTGGTAGGCGGAATGATCATCATTATAGACCGTGCCACGTTCCCGCCCTCCTGTTTAATCACCTTGCCGAGATCAACACGCGCGGCCTGAGCCAGCCGCTCAAGCGCTAGGTCGAGCTTCCCAGAGTTGAGCGTAACGTCGATCATATCACCTTCGCGACGTCGATCTCGCAGCCCGCGCCCTCCGCGTCGAACCGCACCTGCTCCACGAAGTAGGTTGTGCCGGCCCGCACCAGCGTCTGGCTCTGCGCCGGCGTGCCCGTGACCGATGAGGTCGTGAAGAACACCGTGAACTTCACGTCATCCCGGCGCTGATCCTCGAACTCGTCAAAAAGGTTCCGGCTGGAAGACCAGACGCCGGTGATCGTGCTGCCGAGGTAAGAGAACGTGATGCCGGCTTGCTCCAAGATGGCGCCCTGGTCGAGCGCCAGCTGCACGGGATCGAAGTCGCGGACTGCGGCCATACTTAATCTCCAACTGTCACAACTCGCGAGGCCGGCGAGAAGGCATCATCCTGCGCGACGCCAGAGCTTACGTGCCAGAACTCCTTCCGCACGGCGCCGGCGATGATGCACGGGGAAGAGTTGATCGTGAACATCTCCTCGGCGTCGCGGATGATGCGCGGCAGGTGCGCCGGAGACTTAGCGCGCAGAATCATCGACTGCGGCACGCGCCAGGTCAGGAGCTTCGCCTCCTGCGCTTCGTCCGCGAGGAACACGATCGGTCGCTTGGCGACCCGCCGGCAGGTCTCCATCAGCTTGCCCGCGTGGTGCTGCTTGCCCTGAGAGTAGCCGAACGGCGCGAGCAGGCAGATCTCGCTGCTGAAGCCGTAGTCCTCGAGTGGCGGCTGCTCGTCGATCAGGTCGAACTCGGGCCGCTGGTTCAGCTGCGCGAACTCAGGGAACAAACCGAACACGAAGTCGCCCCACGGCTTGCCGCTCGCGCGATACTCGTCGTAGCGGTGCGGCCAGATCTCAAGCTCCAGCACGCGGCCGAAGCGCATCTCGTGGCGCTGCTTTGGGTCCGACGGCCGCGCGTAGCTGACGCAGCCGAAGAGCCCCCAGTATTGCGGGAAGCACTCGACGTAGACCGAGTGGCCCTGGCTCGCGAGATGCCGAGCGATCGGCAAGACACGGATGATGTCGCCGAGGCGCTGATGGTAAACGATGCAGATTCTCACGCCTTAAAGACCATCGTCAGGATGTTCGGCCAGTCACCATCATTCTTGCGTACCGCGTCCTCGGGCGAGCCGATGAAGACCGGCCGGAGCCCGTTGAGCGCCATCGCGTTCGCGAGAGTTTCCGGCGTGAAGTGCCAGAGATGCTCACCCGGGCGGCGATGCTTCCAGCGGTAGAACCAGTCGAGACCGAACTGCGGATGATACCACGGGACCGAGACGATCGCGCCCTCTGCCTCGAACTTCGGCAGCTGATCGAAGTGCTCGAGCGAGTCGAAGAACGTAAGCACCGGCCAGCGCTTCTTCTGCCAGTTCGGCTCCACGCGCACGAAAGGCGGCGCAGGATACGGGGAGACGTCGTAGCCCCGGCAATGGACCCAGCCGCTACGGTGGTTGATCGCCCGCAAGAAAGCGCCGGTTCCGTAGCCGATGTCGCATACGATATCCGCGTCTGGAAAGAAACGCTGAAACAGCGCCGCGCGAATCTCCGAGAGCTCCCGCTCGGGATACTTCTCGTAGCGCGCGACGTAGGCGTGGTCGTACTTGGCAGCGATTTCCCGACTGCGCGACGTCAGCGCGCCGGTCGCCGCATCGACGACGTACTCTGACTCGAACTTCACGGCGTGGTCCATTTGGAATCGGCGTCGGGGTTGCGCTGCTTGAAGAGCTCGAGGCCGGCGTCGTAACGCTCCTTCGTGTTGTTGTGCTGGTAGGTCGCGTCCCAGTTGCCCTTCTTGAACGCTGGGTGCTGATGCTCGAAGCGGTAGCGGTCGCGCGCATCGATGACGATTCCGTCGCGCCAGGCTCGGTGGCTAAACTCGTTGTCGGAGAACACCGACTCATAGCCCTCGTGAAAGAGCTCGCAGCCTTGCTGCTCGAAGCGCGCGCGCGAAAGGATCGCCATACAAAGCAGCGGGCCGGTGCGGTGGCCGTCGTGCACGGCGATCACGATCGGCTCCTTCTGCAAGTCGCGATCCTCGACGAGCGAGAGCAGCTTGGCATCCCAGCCAATCGGCGGCACCCAGTCGTCGGACAATTGCACTATCAGATCGCCCCGCGCCTTCTTGGCTGCGAGGTTCCAGGCTGCGACGCAGGATCGCTTGTCCGAGACGACGCTAAGGAACTGCTTGCCCATCGTGACCGACTCCTTGTCGTCCGCATCCACGGCGAACACGTGCTCGATGCGCGTCGGATCCTGAGCCAGCCCGAGCCAAGCCTCGCGGCAGGCAACGGCCTTCGACGTGCGGCCGCGGGTCGCGTGGACGAGCGAGATCCGCGGATGCTTTCCAAGATGGAACTGCTGCTGAAGCACGTCCGCCCGAGCGTCTAGCCCAGCCAGCCGGAAGGCCCGCGCGGCCAGATCGTAGCCGGCCCAGCCGTAGTACTTGGCCTCCGACGTCCACGGCTTGTCGGCGCCGATTGGCTCGCGATGGCGCAGCATTTCCTCGGCCCACCAGCGCGCACGCGCGCCGTCGTTCTTCTCGAAGAGAAGCAGGATGATCGCGGCGTAAGCCTCGCGGCACCACGGGAAAACGGCGTGTGCTTGTAGCGCGTAGCTCATCGCCTCGCGCGAATCGCCGCAGAGCTTGGCTAGGTTGAGCAGCGCCTCGTATCGGAAGGACTGCTCAAGATTCGGGAAGCTGAGAGCGATCTTCCCGAACTGCTCCGCGGCGGCGCGATTGCCGGCGCAGAGGTGCTCCTGGTGGATGTAGAAATACTGAGTCGGAGTCTCCTTCACCGACTGCCCGAGGATGCGGAGATTGCGCCGCCGGTTCTCCTTCTTGACCGACTTCGGCGCGTGGACCCAGACCGGCCGCGGCCAGTCCTCGTGCTTGTCGCCGGGGAGCAGCAGGAGGTTCTCGTGTACGTCGTGATGCCAGACGCGACCAGCCTCGAAGGCGGAGCGGCGGATCGCGCGTTCGCGGTGCAGCTTCTTGTTCGTCCCGCGGACGTCGTAAGGACAGCGCACCATCAGCACCTCGGGCGCCACCGTGCGGAGGAGATCGCGGAAGTCGTGCGCCTCGTCGAGCAGATCGTCGCAGTCAGACCAGACGATCCAGTCGCCGGTCGCCTTGGCAAAGGCCGCGTTGCGGGCGCGCGCGAAGGAGTCGACGTGGTCCCACTTCTCGGCGCCGTAGCCGTTCCGGTACTCAGCCCCGCGGAAGTCCTTGCCGTTCTCGCGGCACCAGGCGGCCGCCATCTCTAGGGTCGCGTCGGCCTCCTTTGCTCCGATAGCCCGCACGATGCAGAGCTCGTCGAACACAGGCGCGAAGCTCGAGAGCATCGCGATAATGTGCTCGGCCTCGTTGCCGCAGATGACGCAAAGTGAGACGCGCATTGCGCTGTCGGACCCGTCAAAAAGAAACCCGCGCCCCAGTTAAGGAGCGCGGGCGGCATCGGGATACCCGTCAGCCTTTAATCTTCGCTTAGCTGTACTGCGTCGCGATCAGCTGGCCGGCGTTGGTGTTGACCACCTTCTCCGCCACGTAGTGCGAAGCGCGCACGATGTTCGACTTGATCGATTCGTCGCGGTAGGTGAACACGCCGACCGCGGGACCGTACTCGGACCAGTTGAGCGTGAAGCCCGCGCCGCCGCCGAAGTAGCCGGCGCCGGACTCGGTCACGGAACCGACCCAGATGTAGGTGTTGGCCCAGATGTTCGCGCTGGAGAACGCCACGCCTTCAGCCGCGGAGTCATAGGCCGCGCGACCGATCAGCACCTCGCTCACGCCGAAGACCTCGGCCGCAGCCTGGGTGGAGGCGTTGAGGATCGTGTCGCTCGAAATGCCAGCGCCGCGGAGGCGGTTCTGGAACTTCGTGCTAGCGCGGATGCGGGTCCAGACGGGGTACGGGATGACCACGCGCAGGTTGCTCGTGGACTCGCCGTTGGCGAGCAGGCGGTCGATCGCCTCCTGCACGTCCTGGCCGGCGTCGAACGTCGCCAGATTGGCGGTCGTGTAGGCGGTGCCGGAGTTCGTGCTGGTGAAGTTGCCCGTGCTGAAGATCTGCGCGGCCACGCGGAGTTCGTGAGCGAGCAGGAGCTTGCGGCGGGACAGCTTGGCGGCGACGACCTCAGCGTCGAAGAAGCGTGAGACGTCGGCCGTGACGGTGTCATCAACGGCCTGCTCGTACCCGTACTCGAGCGCGAGGTAGGTCTCCTGCGTGAAGGAATTGGTGCCACGCGGGAAGGTGGAGTACGGGTCGCGCACCTTGACGTCCGACTTGAGCAGCTGGCCCTCCTTCAGCTTGAAGGCGGGATACTGACCAGCGCGGACGGGGACGTTGAGGATCGGCATCACGCGCGTGCCGATCAGACCAGTCTCCCAGTCTTTGGCTTGCTCGAGGACGCCGGCGATGTCGCCACGGAAAACGGCGGCAGAATTGGTGTACATTGTAGAAGATCCTTTTGTTAGAGGTTACAGGTTCTTCGGGATGAACTCGATCACCGCGGAGCCGTTGCCGCTGGCCTGAGTCGAGAGACTCTTGCCGACGGTGACGGTGCCGGTGGTGGAGACGAGGC